CCAACACGCAGACCCCCCCCCACCCCTTTTTCCTATTAAAAACAGGGGGTTACCAAAAACACCCCCACCCCATCGAATCACAGGACAGGGGGGTATGGGGTTACCGCAGTTGGATGTTACCGCTCGGTATCATCTGGCTGACAGCAACGCTGTTCACGGCCCAGATGATGGCCCACGCTATTCCCATGAGGGTGGGGGTGACGACGAAGAGGGACATGGCGAGCATTTCGAGGGCGCCGAACTCCCGCCGTGGGTCGTAGGCGCGGAAGGTGATGAGGAGGGAGACGGCCAGCCAGATGACGGCCAGGGCCAGGATGTCGCGTGGGGTCACTAGAACTCCTTACGGTACAGGGCGCCGAGGCGTCCGCGTTGAAGCACCCACAGGAAGCGGCTGCCGTCCTTCGGCGCGGTGTCGGGGGTTTGCCAGTCGGTCACTGCTTGGTCTCCCCGCTGCCGGAGGCGGCGAGTATGCGCCCCGTGGCGTCCACGAGCTCGTGCATGAAGCGATCCACGATGAGTGTGGAGTTGCCGTGGAGGGTGATGAGCTCCGCCACCGAGCAGGCGAGCACCGAGATCTGCTCCGCGAGATCGAGGGAGGCGGCGTTGAAGGTGGCGGTGAGGGCGAATTGCACGCCGTTGATCTCCCTCTGGTCGGGAGGGACGTGGGCCCCCACAGCCGCGATGGCGGCGTCCACCAGCGCCCGCGCCTGCTCCGTGAGGGCGACGAGGCGGGGGTCGTTCCCGTCGTGAATTGTTGCGGATTCAATCATTCCCGTTCTTTCTTTTCGAGGGCGTCGAGGTAGAGGTCCAGGTCGTCGTGGGCCGCCCGCCGGAGGGCCTCCCGCTCCACGAGGTTGCCCGTGATGGAGTAGAGGAGGGTGGCGGTGGTCTTGACGGCGAGGTCCAGAGCCAGGACGGGTTGCGTGGGGTAGATGTCCAGCGACTTCATGGCCCACTCAGTGGCCTGCCGCTTGATGTCGTCTGTGGGGGTGGTCACTGGTCCTCCAGGAGGTTGTTGTCGGGGTCGTGGGTGAGGAAGACGGGCGTGCCGGGGCCCACCCACGACCCGACGACGTTGAACTCCATCCACTCGATGGCTTCGTCGCGGTCCATGCCGTCGGCCACGAGGATGGTCACGCACTTGGGGTAGGAGTAGATGGCGACAGGCGTCGCGTGGTGCTGGCCGTAGCCGACCAGCGCACGCTCAAACTGCGGAAATACCGTGATGTCGTCTTCTTCCATGGGGTCCCCTGTTACAAGCTGTTAGAACAAGTGGTAATGTAATTGTCGCCTGACGTCAACGACATTTTGGTGGTGTTGAAGCGCCTCGCGGGCGGTGTTACATATTGTGTCTCACCCACAGGGGCCCACGATGGCAGGCAGACCAAGGAAGAAGCCGGGAGACCCGAAGGGGAAGTACACCTTCTTCAATCCGGAGCGCAGCCTCTACCCCGAAGAAGACGGCGTCCCCCCCAATGACCGGCCCCTGACTGTCGTCCAGCGGTGGCCTGAGGCGTACGTGCCCGACGCCCGCACCCGGCGGCAGGTGCAGATGGCGCGCGCCATCGGCTTGACCCGTGAGCAGACGATCAGATTGGTGGGCATCGGCCAGGATATGTTTGTCAAGCACTAATCCGAGGAGTGGGAGCACGGCACCTCCGAGGTCCACATGCGGGTGGCGGACAACCTCTACAACATAGCCACCAACCCCGACCACAAGTCGAGCGCGGCGGCAGCTATGTTCTGGATGAAGACGCGCCTGGGGTGGCGAGAGACTAACCGCACCGAGGTGACGGGGCCAGATGGCCAGCCCCTGCGGGTGGAGACCACCGCCATTGACCCCCGCACCCTCTCCGCCGAGCAGCGCGATCAGCTGCGGGACATTCTGATGACGGCCATCTCCAACCAGGCGACTGTTGTGGAGGGGACGTCGTCTGTCGTTGGCGCTGAGGATCCTGACGACGAGGAGGCTGAGGAGGCCGACTTCCCGCAGGAGTTTGAAGATTAACGTCGACCTCTCCAGCGCCCTCTCCGACCCCCTGCGGACCCTGCGGGAGCTCGACCGCGTCGACTGCGAGGACAGCCTCTACGCATTTCTGGTGTCGTCGTGGAAGTATATGGACTCCTCCCCCTGGACCGACGGCTGGCCGATTGAGGCTGTCGCCGAGCACCTGCAGGCGGTGGTCGACGGCGACATCCGGCGTCTGATCGTGAACATACCGCCCAGGATGGGTAAGTCTTCTATCACCTCGGTGGCCTTCCCCGCGTGGACCTGGGCTCAGCCTAACGGCAGCCCCACGTCGGGGCCAGGCGTGCAGTTCCTGCATGCGTCCTACGCCAACCAGCTGTCTCTCCGGGACAGTGTGAAGTGCCGCAGGCTGATCGAGTCGGCGTGGTACCAGGACCACTGGGGCGGCCGCTTCGCCCTGAACAGCGACCAGAACACGAAGTCCCGCTTTTCAAATGACCACGGCGGCGAGCGCCTGATCACGTCCATCGGCGCGGCGGTCACTGGCGAAGGTGGGTCGATCATCGTGGTTGACGACCCCAATGCGGCTCAGGAGGCGTTCTCCGAGGCCACAATCCAGACCACGATTGACTGGTGGGATCAGTCGATGAGCACGAGGCTCAACGACCCCAAGACCGGCGCCTACATTATCATCCAGCAGCGCCTGGCCGAAGACGACCTAACCGGCCACGTCCTCTCGCGCGACATCGGCGAGTGGACGCACCTGATGCTGCCGATGAAGTACGAGCCCGAGCGGTCGTACTCCACCTCCATTGGGTGGGAGGACCCCCGCACGGATCCCGGTGAGCTGCTGTGGCCTGAGCGGTTTGGAGACAAGGAGGTCGCGCAGCTTGAGCGGCAACTGGGGCCATTCGCGACAGCGGGGCAGCTGCAGCAGAGGCCGGAGCCCGCAGGCGGCGGCGTCATCAAGCGCGACTGGTGGAAACTGTGGGATGAGGAATTGTTTCCCCCCATGGACTTCGTCGTGGCGAGCCTGGACACCGCCTACACGCTAAAAACATCCAATGATTACAGCGCCTTAACGGTTTGGGGTGTCTTCACGTCGCAGACGAAGGCGAGGGCGGGGCGAATCATCGGCGCCGACGGCAGGCCCATGAACATGGACCGCACCTACGTCGAGGGCGCTCCGAAGGTGATGCTGATACACGCGTGGCAGATCCGCCTGGAGTTGCACGAGTTGGTCGAGAAGGTTGCCAAAACCGCGAAATCACTGAATGTTAACAAGCTCCTGATCGAAAACAAGGCCGCCGGGATCTCGGTGGCGCAGGAAATCAGGCGTCTCTACGGCAGCGAGGCCTTCGGCGTGCAGCTTTTTGACCCCAAAAGCCAGGACAAGCTGTCGCGGCTCTACTCCGTGCAGCATTTGTTCGCCGAGGGCATGGTTTTTGCCCCCGATAGGCCGTGGGCCGACATGGTGATCACGCAAGTGGGGCAGTTTCCGAAGGGAAAACACGACGACCTGGTTGACACCGTCTCCCAGGCGCTGCGTCATATGCGCGATATCGGCCTCCTGGTGCGCGGCCAGGAGCGCCTGGAGGAGCTGGACGCCCAGCGGGTGTATCCCGGACGCGAATCAGAGCCGCTGTACCCATCATGACCCGCGAAGAGATCCCGCAGCCCCCGGAGCCAGTAGAGGTCGGCGTCAGACTCATAGAGGCGTGGCCTGAGCGGTGGTGGTACGGCGCCGACGGGGAGTTGGTGTGCTACGAGCGATACAGGAATCGGCTGACCGCAGAGCATGAAGCCCTTTGGGGTGACTACGGAGGCTCGCGATGAGCGCCGACCCGACCAAAATCCACGTCATGAAGGCCAAGTAATGAACTACGTGCAAGTCAGGGGGCGGGTTGTGTCGTCAGAGGACCTCGGCGCCGCCCTCGCCAGTCCCGAAAAGGAGAAAAAGATGACCCCGAAGCGGTTTATGCACCTCGTGGAGTGCGCCCTCTGGCCGTGGGGGGTGCTTCGCCGTCAAAACGACGACCTGCTGGAGCTCGCGTGGAAAAACACGGTCCTGAATCAGGAGATAATGCAGGCGGTCATCCGAAAAGACGCCGTCGAGCTGGAAAACGTGAGATT